TCAAGATTTGCCCTCATTGCATTGATGCAGCTATATTGCAACTTTTAAAAGCTAAATCATGAAACTATCTATTATAACTATAATCGGGCTATTACTTTACGGCCTTATGTGGTCAGTAATAAAGATCATTAAGATACTTTTAAGAAAGAAGAAAGTACAAAGAAGATTCAACGACACAGAGTTTAACTACACCTATAAACCAAAGCAATGATTTTATCAAAACCTTTTATATTTATTGTGATAATACCTTTAGTTATAGGATTTTTTTTGGCTAAAATAAAAAATAAATTTGCTAAGTAAAACCAATCCAGCATACAGAGACCTTTATAAGGGCATTGACAAAAAATTTTGGATTGTTACTGGGGGGAGGGGCGCTGCTAAGACATTTGAATTAACAAAGTGGCTTATGCGCCTTTCCTTTAAAAAAGGTCATGTTATACTTTATACCCGTTATACCTTAGACAATGCTTTTGATTCTGTTATTCCTGAGTTTATCGACAAGATAGAACGAGAGGGTATGCAGCAATTTTTTCAGGTCAACAAAAAGGATATTGTTAACAAGCTCAGTGGTTCAGTTGTAAAGTTTAGAGGTATTAAGGCCCAAAGTGGAAACCAGACCGCAAAACTTAAAGGTATCAAAGGACTTTCGACTTTTGTTATGGATGAGGGCGAGGAATGGAGAGTCGAGGACGATTACGAGAAATTAAGCCAGTCAGTAAGGCAAACAGAAGTAAAAAACAGGGTTATAATCATAATGAACCCAGCAGACGCGACACACTTTATTTGGGATCGTTACTTTAAGGATTCATACAAGACTGTAAATATAGACGGTTTTGATGTCCAAGTATCAACCCACCCAGATGTACATCACATACATACAACTTACTTTGATAACCTTGCACACCTTCCCCAAGACTTTATTGATGAGGCTCAGAGGATGAAGGAACGAAACCCGGAGAAGTACGCACATATTTATTTAGGTAAATGGCAACTACAACCAGAGGGGGCAATTTTTACCGATTGGATAGAGGAAGATTTTAATAATGAATTACCTTATATTTTCGGGATGGATTTTGGATGGTCCCCAGATCCTACGGTATTAGTAAAAGTTGCATTAGACAAAAAGAATTACAAATTATATGTCAAATGCCTATATTATGAAAAAGAGCAAGACACAAAGCAGATATTAAACAACCTTTCAAAACACTGTGAAAGAAATCAGTTAATAGTTGCAGACCTAGCAGAGCCAAGAATTATAAACGAAGTCTATGAGGCTGGTTTTAATATTGTAGAATGTGAGAAAGGACCGGGAAGCGTTAGAGCAGGAATAAAAGACATTCAAGCCTTTACTATTTGCGTCGAGTCTAACGATATATTTACAAAGTTTGAATTAAATAATTATATTTGGAATAATAAGCGCGCAGGAGTGCCTGTAGACGCTAATAACCATATAATTGATGCAATGAGATATGCTTTTGTAGAATTAACCCAAAAAACAGGCTTAGCAATAGCCTAAATATTATTTATTTATGGGGTTATTTTCAAACTTCTTTAAAAGAAAGCCACTTTTAACAGATTCTTACAACGGTGATCTGCTTAAATACTTTGGCGGCTTATATCCTAGGTATTACGATCAGTCTCAGGAAGCTTACATTAATAAAGGGTATGAAGAGAATATCGATATATTTAGCGTCATATCTAAGATTGTTAAGACTTCAACGGCTACTCCTTGGATATTAGAACGTAAAAGCGGGGAAGGTTGGGAAGAAATAGAGGATTCTACTTTACACGACCTTTTAGAGAGTCCAAACCCATTAAAACAATACACTTGGGAAGATATCCAAGAAATGTATTTAGTTTACTTGTTAGTAACTGGTAACTCTTATATGATAGGGGAGGACCTAGGCGGTAGATATCAATCATTAGACGTTTTACCAAGTCAAAATATTACAATTGAGTCAACAGAGAATTTCTTTCTTCCGGATCCTTATTATTGCTTTAATTTTGGGACCAACAAAGAAAAATACGATAATAAAGAGCTTCAACATATAAGATTCTTTAACCCTGGATTCAACAACGTTCAGGATAGTTTATTAGGCTTGTCAATGATACAAGTAGCGGCAAAAGCCGTGAAAGTTGGAAATGACCGTTGGGATGCTGACACTGTTTTATTGGAAAATAGGGGGGCAATCGGTTTAATCACAGATAAGAGTAATAGACCGATGAGCCAAGAGGAAGCGGAAATGGTCCAAAGCTCTTATCAACAAAGAGCAGGAGGGACGCACAATTTTGGAAAAACCTTAGTAGTAAACAAAGATCTTAATTTTATTAAATTGGCTATGAGTAGCCAAGATTTACAATTAATTGAAAAAGGCGTTGTAACTCTTAGGAGTATTTGTAATGTTTTCGGGCTTGATTCTTCACTATTTAATGATCCAGCAAATAAGACTTTTAATAATAGGTTAGAGGCTGAAAAAGCGCTGTATACTAATGTAGTAATACCTTTAAGTAATAAAATTGCCCAAGCTCATACTAATTATTTAGTAAAGAATCATTTTCCAGGACAACCGGTAAGGATGCGCCAAGATTTTACAAAGGTTGAGGCATTGCAAAAAGATAAGCAAGCGGAAGCCCAGAAGGATAAGACAGAAATGGAAGGGATTAACATTGTGTTAAATATGCCTATAAGCTCAGAGGGCAAAAAAGAACTTTTAAAAGAAAAATATAATTTTACAGACGATCAAGTTAATTTGATTGTTTCAAACAACGGCATTGATGAAGCAAACTAATATATTCCAATCAAAGTCAAGTGCTAATATTAGCGTTAAAGATGTAAGTGATGACACAAGGCGAGTTAAGATAATGCTTGCGCACTTTGACAATGTAGATAATGCAAACGATGTAATTAGAAAAGGAGCATTTGCAAAGTCTATTAAGGAGAGAGGGCCAGAGAGCCAAAACCCGCGTCAGATTGCATTCCCCAGATTTCATGATTTTGACAAGCCTATAGGTAAATTCATATCTTTAGAGGAGACAAACGAAGGACTAGTAGGAGTTGCACAATTAAGTAAGTCTACAGATGGTCAGGACGCACTAGAAGACTATAAAGCCGGGATAATTACACAACATTCAATTGGGTTTCAATATGTAGCCGGAAAGATTGAACAGGTAGACCGGGACGGTTTAGACTTTTACAATATTACTGAGCTTGATTTATGGGAGGGTTCAGCCGTTACCTTTGGAGTAAATCCACTTACGCCAACTTTAGACGTGGCAAAAGGTGAGCATTTGGATTACTTGGATAAGCTTAATTTAAAAATGAATGCTATTGCCTCAGAAATAAGAAATGGAAGAGGGACAGATGAAAGATTTTACAGACTTGAAGGAGCTTTAAAGGTGTGCCAAGCTCAATATAATTCACTCATTAAGGGATATAAGCCGGATAAATCCACTTTTACCGAAGAGCCGAAAGAAACAATAAGCGCGCCAACATTATTTCAAAACATATTAAAGTAATGCACAAAGATTTTAACGACTTCTTAAGCGCCAAGGGCGTAAACAAAGAAGAATTTGCTAAAAAATCGGCAGAAGATCAAGCCGGATTATTTAACGAGTACAATGATCAAGTAAGGGCTGAAATTTCAAGCCTTAAAGAAAAAGGGGCATCTAAGGAAGATGTTGAGACCCTTAAAAACGAATTAAAGGAAAATTTAGTTGCTCAACAAAAAGCACTAAACGAAACTTTGAAAGAATACGGCCTAGCAATTAAAGCTATGAACAAAGATTCAAAGAAAGTTTCTAAAAAGTCTTTAATTGACCAGTTCAAAGAGTCTAAAGAGGAATTTCTTAAGATTAAATCAAACGGATCCGGGAAGCTTAAATTTAAAGCGCCTGATACAATTTTACTTTCAACTAATGTTTCCGGAGGAAATGTACCAGTTGAACAAAGAATTGCAGGACTAGACACAATTGCATCTAGAAGGGTAAGACTTTTAAATATCCTTTCTCAAGGTACGGCAGAATCTAACCTTATTAGCTGGGTTTCTCAGGCTAACAAAGACGGAGCTGCAGGTCAGACAGCCGAGGGATCAACTAAAAACCAAATCGATTTTGATTTAGTTGTAGGTAATAACAAGGTTGAAAAGACAACGGCTTATATTAAAGTGTCTGACGAGGCTTTAGATGATGTTTCTTTCATGGCTTCTGAAATTAGAAACGAATTAACTAGAGAGCTTTTAAAAGCGGTTGAATCTCAAGTTTATAATGGTGACGGTGTTTCACCTAACTTAGAAGGTGTTAGAACTGTTGCGAGTGCTTTCGTCCCTGGTTCTTTTGCTACTGGTCAACCTAATGAAGTTATTAACCCTAACAACGTAGATGTTTTGACTGTTGCAATGAATCAAATTAAGTTAGCTGATCAAGAAATGGCTAATTATATCTTGATGAACCCAACGGACGTAACAGTACTTAAGACCGAGAAAAGAAGTGACACAGATAAAGATTACGTTTCAAGATTGTTAAATACTGGTTCCGAAATGACATTGGACGGTGTGCCAATCATTGAAACCACTTTAGTTCCAGAAGATGAGTATATGGTTGGGGCTTTTGATTTGGCCACTTTGTATCAGAAAGAAGCGCCTTCTATTCAGGTAGGGTATGAAAATGACGATTTCACCAAGAACCTTGTAACTCTTAGATCAGAGTGGAGGGGTGCGGTTGTTGTTAAGACTAACCAACGAAACGCCTTTGTTAAAGGTACATTCTCAACAGATAAAGCGGCTATTGCAGCACCTTAATAATTAAACGGGGGAGGGTAACACCTTCCCCATTATCAATATGAAAATATACGGTAAAAAAGGGAGTAAGTATTTAAAAGAGGGCAAGGAGTACAACCCCAGCGATGAAGTTGCAAAAATATTAATTGCAAACGGTCACGCCTCCGAGACATTGGAGGAAGAAAAACCTAAAAGAAGAAGAAAAAAAGTAAATGAGTAATATTATACAGCTTTCGGATTTTACGGGGGAATATAAACTACCCGATAACAAATATTTTGATAAGCAATTATACTTGGACAAGTATGAAAAAGAATATTTAGTTAATTGTTTAGGTGCGGAGCTGTATAAATTATTTATTGCTGATTTGGTGGGAGGGGTACCACAATCACAAATATATTTAGACATTTACAACGAATTTCAAGAAGATAATAATAATTGTGTAAGACAATCCGAAGGAATGGTTAAGGCATTGGTTCAGGTTGTTTACTTTTATATTATTAGAGATTTAGCAGTAAGTAAAACCAATACCGGGGTTGTATTTAATGACAATGAAACCGCTAAAGGTCCATTTTATAGTGGGTATAATATTGTGGAGTCATACAACGAAGGAATAAAAAATTTAAGGGAAATACAGTGGTATATTTGTGATAATTCCACTAATTACCCGGATTATAACGGTCAATATTTAAGCTACAACGCTGGTTTATGAGGTCTTTTATCATATTTGATGATCTTGATGCAACAGTTGAACAAGTTTCGCAGGAATTTGTGATTGATTGCGGGCAAGATATGCGTTGGCTTGCTCAATTCCAGCTAACAAGCGGAAACGGTACGCCTAAAATATGTGTAGAAGAAAGCATTAGCCACCAAGGCACAAAAATTTGGACCGTTGTACCTAATTATGGTGAGGATGACGGTCTTTTTCCAATGAATGAGGCAACCATAGGAATAAGGGATTCTTATTTTATGGGTAGGATTATAAGATTTACTTATATCCCAGAGAACAACACAAGCGGCACAATTTACGCGCAATTAGGACAAAAAACCAAATCGGTATAATGGCAGGTAACTCCGAAACATACGATATAAGGCGAATATTAAGCGGAACAGGTGGAAGTGGTCCAGGTGGTGACATAACCGTAATAATTAACACATCAACGTTTATATTTACTCAAGGCGTTGCTTCTACGGTTTGGAATATTAACCACTCACTATGTAAGTTCCCTAGCGTCACGGTTGTAGACACGGGGGATACGGTAGTAGTGGGTCAGGTCGAATATATTGATAATGAAAATATTACAATTACATTTAACAACGCTTTTAGCGGCAAAGCATATTTAAACTAATGGCAAAGCAAGATTTTATAGTTCATATAGACGGGAACCAAAACGAGTTACAAAACTGGTCACTTGAGAAATTAGCAACCGACCCAGCAACCTTATATGATGGTCGTATTTGGCAGAACACAACAGAGGACCGGGTAAAGTATTATGATGGTACAGACGTTAGAGTCGTTGCCACTCTTTCAGATGTTGAAGGACTCTTAAACTTCAAAGGCGGTTATAATGCAACTACAAACAACCCCAATTTAGAGACTCCGGCGGCAGGGGCAATAACCACGGGGGACGCTTATATAGTAACTGTAGGAGGGGATTTCTTTACTGAGGCGGTTGAGCCTGGGGATTTATTAATTTCTCAGGTTGACGATCCAGCCACGTTAAGTGATTGGGTAAGAGTTCAAGCGAATATACCAAGCGGGGTAGCTGTTAAATTTGCCGTAGATTTATCTAATGTTGATCCTAACGTTACTAGGACATTTGTTGGCGGTCAAACAACGTTTGAGGTGACGCATAGTCTTAATACCTTGGACACTATTGTTCAAATCAAAAGAATTTCGGATAATAAACAGTTTCAAGCTGAAATTATAAACAACACAGTAAACACTGTACAGGCAATAGGTAACGGTAACATAACAAACGGTATTTACAGAATTACGGTAATCGGTTAATGGAGTTTTTAAGGTTTATACCGCCAAAATTAAGCGAGGCAGATAGAAACGCCATCACTTCACCAGAGGATGGGGAGGTTATCTATAATTTAGATACTAACCAACTCAATGTTTACAATGGCACACTAATAAGCTGGGAACCTGTTGGTAGTGGTGGAAATACTGTTGTAGGAGCATTTGCAAGGATAATAAACAGCTCGCAACAACAACTAAACTCAACGGGGCAAACCGCCTTAAACTTTGACACCCTAGACGAAAAAGACGCTTTAAGCGGTCTTAGTTTGTCAGGTAATAGAATTGCTATAGACAAAGATGGCGTTTATACATTAGCGCCTTTTTTGGGGATTGATTCGAACAATACCCAAAGGGCAGATCCATTTATAAAACTTACTTTGAATGGTTCTGTAATTCAGGACAGTCTAGGCCGTGACATAAGATTTACGGGCGTATATGCTAGAAACGCAGGCGTTGTTGAATTTGGTGGAGGCAATTTATCTATCACAAAGACATTAAGCGCGGGTGATGAAATCGGCGTTATTGTAGAACGTGGAAATACAAATTTAAACCAAGTATTTACCTTACCAAACGCTACATTTTTAGAGGTCAAAGCATGGCAAACAGCAACAACAACAGGAACAACAACGGTAACACGTGTGCCTTATCATTTTACTCAAAGAGGTCAGGCAAGTAGTACCCCCGGTTTATTTAGCAAATCGCGTTCCTCCGCTTTTGGTGCTGATTTTGGCCTTCCTACTTCTAGTCCGTCAGACCAATATGTTAACGGTGGTTTAGATCCGTATCGCGTTGGTGATGATAAGCGGATAAAACGTATTTTATTTAATACCAGCGCCTCCGCTGTTGGGGCCGGCACTGTTGGAGGAACTGTTTCGGTAAGTATTCAGGTTTACACTATACAAAATACAACTGAAACTCTTTTAACAACATTTGTAATACCTTTAGACCCTGCAAACGTTGGAACATTTAACAATTTAGGAGGCACAACAAGTAACAAAAGCGCCTCATTCAATACAGATTTTGCGATTCCAAATAATGCAATGATAGGCATTAGGTTTCTCAACGTAGCCTCAAGCTCAACACAATTAAACGCTATAGGCTTCACTAATGTTACTTTAGAGATAGAATGATACATATAATAAAAAATATAAGCCCAGACGAGTTAATTTATTCAGGGCAAACAATACCACAGGACGGTACAACTGAGGATTTAATTTTTTGGACTGATGACAATTACAACATATTTGTCCAGCACGTAACAACTGGTAAACTAGAGGTTAGAACCTTTGACAATTCTATATTATCAATTGAAAAAGTGTTAGATTTCGCTAATTACAAGCATAGAAGAGTTAAATCCGAGGGTAATTATCCGTTAATTTACGACTTAATTCACCCGTTCTATTATAACCACCCGTTTTGTTGTATTGTGCTTGATAAAATGAAATTATCTGGCGTAATACTTCAAGAAATATTAACGTTTGATCTTAGGGGTTTTGTTGTTAGAAAAGATTATTACTTTAATTACAAAAATGCAAATCAACTAGGGACTTTGGTTTATTCAAAAGAAAATAACTATATATTAAGCGACTTACACCCTTGGCCTTCTAGTAATGCGTTATTAGAGAGGCAAAGAACTGAATACTGGTATAATATAGACGGATCACAGAACGGCTTTACTAAAACATATCCAAAGTATTACCCAGACATAAGCCAGCACAACACAGAAGGGGAGATAAGACGAACAAATAAAGAGAGGATAAGTGCTGATAAAATGGCGTTAGCTATTATTTACAGCGGGGGTGCGTCTGGTGAATTGGACGCTCAAAGTAAAATGATAGAGCTAACAGAGTATTATAATTCAGCGTTTACCTCATGGCGTAAATATGGGCAGGGGAAAATTTATGACGCTATAGATAATGATACATACTTCCCCTGGTTTAACAATGTAGTTCAAGACACGCCAGAAACAAGGGCTTTAATTCTTGAAGCTATCGGTCTTACAGTTAGAGAGTATATTAATAACACGTTGAAGGGGTTAATGTAATAAAATAAAAAAGGTATTGAAAGATATTACGGACATAGTAGAGGACATTATTAACAATCTTGATTATACAATTGAGATTAAAAGCGTCGATGACTTAGGAAATGACTTAAAGCAGTTAAACGTATGTAAGACTTTACACATACAACCAGATTGCACAACTGTAACTATTAACGGCAATGCCTATCAGGTTGGGGAAATACTAAATAATCAATGGATACAAATAACAACACCTGATACAATAAACGAAGGTGATATTATAAATGTTGAACCTCCTAAATACTTTCATGGAACTATTCCGGCAACAAACGACGAATTAAGCCAGATAATGGCAGACTCTGATAAGTTGCCAATGGTTTATTTATATGAAATTATCAGGCAAAAGTATTTTTATGACGATGAACAACCACTAGAAGTAGAAGCACAACTAAGATTGTTTTTCTTAGCTGGTTCAGACTTTGGAAGCTGGTTCACTGATGACCATTATAAGAATGCCATTAAGCCAATGATAAACCTAACTTTGTTGTTTGCTGATTACATAAACAATACTAATTGCCAATTCCAGGAACTAGATGAGGTTGAAATTATCAATCATGCTAAGTGGGGAGTATTTAGGGACAACAAAGGACATGAAAAAAACCTATTCAATGATAAATTGAGTGGTACAGAATTACGAATTAATTTACAAATTAATAAAGATCTTGCAAGCGGTTCTTGCAATTGTTAAACTAAACTTAAATTTATAAAAATGGCACTTAATTGCAGTTGCGACGAGTTATTTGGAAACTTAGGGCTTTTAGCTTGTCGAGAGGGGTTTGGCCCCGCAAAAAAACTATTATTCACAGCTTTAGAAGATAGCACAGGAGCAAAAAATTACCTTGATCCGGCTTTAATGACTGGTTCGGCTTATTGGGATGGGTTAATTAACAACTCTGATAAATCAGCTAGAATTTATCCTTCACCAACTTTTAAAACTGTTACAAACGAAAGGTCAGACTCAGCTTTTGAGGATTTCCCGGACCAATCAACCGAGAAACTAAACAACGGTATTAGATCCATCTTGGCAACCTTAACGCAAAAAGGTGGGGCAAGCCCTCAACTAGTTAAGCAGTTAGAAAAAGGCGGTTGTATTGCTGGCGGTGTTTATATCGTTGATAACTGTGG